TACGTCCCCCCCCCTCACGATGCGCCGCCGATTCTGCGCGGCGGTCGGCCGTTGATCGCGTGCGCGCGTCGTGCGTTCGCCTTCGGGCCATCCAGTCGCCCGTGGCACCGACGGCACAGCGTCACCAGGTTCGCGGGGTCCAGGGCGGCAGCCATGTCATCCGCAGCAGGTGCCAGGTGATGCACCGTCAGCCGCTCGGTGGTGCCACACGCCCGGCACATGCCGTCGCGCTGAATCACCAGCGCCCGCACCTCCCGCCAGCGCGGGTCGTCGTACACCTTGCGCCTGCTACGTCCCCGCGCGTGCGTGTCCTTTGCCTTGCGCGACCGCACGCGGTACGCCTGCCGCTCGGCCTGCCGGTCCTGCTGGTGCTGCCGCTGGCACGGCGGGCACCGCTTCGCCGTCATGCCCAGCACCAGCGCGCCGCAGCCCAGGCAGATGCTGCCTTCAGGCACGGGCGTCCTCCAGGTCGGCCACGTCGGCGAGCAGGGCGGCCACGCGCGCGCGCAGGCTATCCACCTCGTCCAGCAGCCAGCCAACATCGCACACCAACTGGCGAACATCACGCGGCGGCATGGAACCGTCGGGCCACAGCGTGCGTGCGTGTTCCCGTATGTCATCCACGCGGTCAGGCACGGGCACCCCTGCCGCGCTTGCGTGCGTTCGCACGGTTCATGGCGATGCGGTCGGTGTTGGCCTTGTGCTGGCGCGCTTTGTTCACCAGCCCGTAGAACGTATCCGGCTCGGTCATCATCAGGTACAGCGCCCGGTGCTGCTCGCGCTCGCCTTCCGGCACGGTCGCCCACCACTCGGGGAACGTCATGCCGCCACGGTCATCGGCCGCCGAGACATAGCCGCGCGTGCGGTCACGGTACGCGGTCAGGATGCACCCGACCACCTCGCCGGGACCGGGCGGCTGCGCCGGGCCGCCGTCATCCTGCCGGGTGCGGCCGTTGCGTATCAGCATGGACACGCCCGCGTCCAGGTCGTCGCCCTCCAGCCGTTCGGCGTGCTGCATGATCGCCTGCCCGATTTCGTCGCGCAGCGCGTCGCGCTTGCCCAGCGCGGGCCACACGCCCACCAGCCGGGCGATGCTGTCGCGCACCTGTCCCTTCGTCACCATGTAATGCCCCGTGCCTTCCTATCCGCGCGCGCGCGATCATCGCGGCGCTGTCTGTATGCCTTGCACGCGCATGCATCGGTGCCGCACGTCGTCGCGTGTGGTCGGCAGGTAGCGCCGCACACGGTACAGGTAGAACCCGCGCGCGCGCGTGCTAGGTCTATCACGGCTTCCGCCCGGTAGTACGCGGTGCGTGCAGGCTTCGGCGCATCGTAGTCCGTCCACATGCAGACGAGGTACGGACGCGCCAGGCGTCGCGCATGGCGCTGGGATAGGCCCAGCACCTCGGCAACCTCGCGCGCGCTCATCCATTCACGACGCACACCTGCACCCCCTCCCACCCCGGTATCACTACCGGCCGCGCGTCCGTTTAGCGTCGCAGCGCGTCCCGCGACTGTTGCCCCGCCTTCCACTACATCCCGGCCCGCAGTCACCGGCTGCCGCCCATTCCGTTCGGGCAGCGGCACGCCACCCCTCTAACGGACGGAACCGGCTGCGAACCGGCGCGCGGGGAACATAGCACGCGCAGGGACGACAAAGGCCCGAACGGTGCGGGGCGAGTGTGAGAGCCGCCGTATGGCCGCACCATCCGGGCCATGTCGAACATTACCGCGCTGCCGTGGTGTGCATTCCGTTGTGTCACTAGAACGGGATGTCATCGTTAGCGGCGGGCACCGGCTGAACAGGCGCGGGTGCCACCGGCAGGTCGTTCGCCGGGGCCGACTGCTGGCCCTGCTCGCGCGGTGCGCCCAGCAGTTGCACGTCGTTCGCCACGATCTCCAGCGCCTGCCGCTTGCCGTCCTTCGATTCCCACTCGCGCCACGACAGGCGGCCGGTGATGCCGATGCGGTCGCCCTTGTCGAGCAGGTTCGCCAGCGCCTCGGCACGGCGGCCGAACACGGTCACGTCCACATAGTTCGGCTGGTCCTCCCAGCGGTCACCGGCCTTGCGTTGCGTCGTGAAGGCCAGGCGGATGCCCAACACCGACGTGCTGCCGGTCGCCTTCAGTTCCGGTGCGCGCGTGCAGCGCCCAACCAGGTTTACGGTGTTCATGTCAGCGGCCATTGTTCCTCCCCTGTAGGCCGTCGGTTTCCTCATGCAACAGCGTCCACCGTAGCGTCAGCCGTCGCATGTCCTCGTCATCATCGCACGCAAGCGCGCGCACCAGTAGTTCGTCGCGCTCGGCCTGCATGTCCGTTTCCGGCAGCCCGGCGATGAACTGCCGCCAGCCGATGATTTCCACGCACAGTTCCGGCATGGATTCCCAGCCGTAATGCGCGACCATGTGGCTGCTGAACCGCAGCCCGGTAGCGTCGTGCGTCCATACGTTCCGCGCCCCGTCGTGCCGCCATCCCCGGCGGCGCTTGCGTGGGATGCGCTTACCCATCGCGGCGCGGCCCACAATGCGGGCAGGTGACGGGCACGAACACGCCCAGCGCCTCGGACGCCTGCCACAGCACTTCCTGTCCCCAGCACCACACGCACTCGCGCGGGTCCGTTCGCATCCAGTCGCGCAGCGATGCCGCACCGCGCTGGTGCGTTGCCGTGCCTTCGGGGGACCATCCGCGCGGGGACATGGTGGCATCCATGCTAGCCCCCGTCCGCGACGGCATCGGACAGTAGGGACAACTGCCGCAGGCGGTCGGCGCTTAGTGCCAGGTATTCCTCGTTCAGTTCGATGCCCACGGCGCGGCGTCCGTGGTGTCGCGCTATCCATGCCGTCGTGCCGCTGCCGCTGAACGGGTCCAGCACGACATCACCGGGCGCGCTCCCAGCCTTTATGCATCGCTCCGGGAGCTCGGGCGGGAACGTGGCGAAATGTGCGCCAGCATAAGACCGCGTGGCGATGTTCCACACGCTTCGCGCGTTGCGCCCGTCGGGAACCGTGGCAAATGATCTATCCCCTAGCGGACGCCCGGCGACCTGACCTAATGCGTGATTCTCGCGCACCGACTTTCCGGCGCGTAGGTATTGCTCGGGCGTGGACTTCAGCGGCTCGCGGATTGCGTCGGCATCGTAGAAATAGCGCGGCGACTTCGTGAGCAGGAACAGGTATTCGTGCGACTTTGTGGGCCGGTCGGTGACGCTTTCCGGCATGGGGTTAGGCTTCGCCCAAATGATGTCGGCCCGTAGGTACCAGCCGTCATCCTGTAGCGCGAATGCCACGCGCCACGGGATGCCCACGAGGTCTTTAGGCTTTAGGCCGTCGCCCGCACCGTCAGTCAGGCCGCACGCGCTCACAGCGTAAGAGTCGCCCAGGTTCAGCCATAGCGTCCCGTCGTCGCGCAGCACGCGGCGCACCTCGCGGAACACCTGCACCATGCGGGCGACGTGCTCGCCGGGCGTCGGCTCCAGCCCCAGTTGCCCCGGCTCGCCGTAGTCGCGCAGCCCCCAGTATGGCGGGGACGTAACGCAGGTCTGCACGCTGCCCGGCTCGAGTTGCCGCAGCACCTCCAGCACGTCGCCGTGGTACAGCCGCACGTCGCCGTCGTCTAGCCACGGTGTCATGTGTTCTCCCCTTGTGTAATGGCACGGCGTCCGGCCTCGCGGTCGGCGTATGCGATGCACACGGCATCCGCGATGTCCTGCCGCATGGGCAGCACGCGGACGTACCGGCGGCCTCGGCGGATGATGTATTGCGCGCGGTCCATCACGTCCGGCTTGCGCGCGTTGCCCGACAGCCCGCACAGGTGTTTCCACTCCGCAGGCGTCGGCCGCCACATGGTCGCCATGTCGAACCGCGCCGCCAGGATGCCCGCCACGATGCCCGCAGCGTTCGCCACGGCCAACATGGACTGCACGCCCCGGCCGCCGCCCACGCGCTCCACGGCGATGCTGGCCGGGATGTAGCACGCCCCGGCGCTGTCCATTAGTTCGCGGTCCAGCCGCTGCACGGCGGCCACGGCCTGCGCCTCCAGCGCTTCACCGCGTGCGAACGGCAGCCAGCCGGTGCCGCACACCACCGGCTCGAGTTGCACCACGATGGCCGCCCATGCCATGCCCGTGGTCTGCACATCGCATCCCAGGTACACGGGCGCGCGCTGCGATTCCAGCCAGTCGGCCGCGCTAATCATTCGCCCATCCCTTCACTGAACAGTGACAACTGCGCGAGCCGGTCCGCGATGATGCGCGCGTATTCGTCCTCGCGCTCAATCCCCACCGCGCGCACGCCCTCGGCCCGTGCAGCCACCAGCGTGCTACCGCTACCGGCGAACGGGTCCAGCACCACGCCTCCCGGCGGCGTCACCAGGCGCACCAGCCACCGCATGAGGTCCGTGGGCTTTACGGTCGGGTGCGTATTCGTCGCGCCGCTCGTATTGCGGTCGGCGCGGCTTGCCTTCGCGGTGTAGTAGAACCGGGACGCGCCTCCGGTGTCGCCGTACGTCTCCGGGGCGTGCGCTCCGTCGCGGGTCATCGAGTGCGTATTCCAGCCGCGCCCGTCGTCGAAGGGATTGGCCGTGCCGGGGCGAGCCTGTCGCCGCTCCTTGCCTCCCCCACCGCGCTCCCCCGCCTGCGCGTCCAGCATCGCGGCGGCGTCCTCGTCCAGCGCCACGTTGGCGGGCCAGCGGCCGAGCCCCGGTACAGGCTTACCGGCCTCCCCGTTAAGCCCGTCGCCGTAAATGCCGGTGCTCGGCCCAGGTCCACAACCTGCGGTGCCGCCGTCCGTACCAATCCGGCACCCGTCCACGTTGATTGCCCCGGTGCCGTGCGCCTGCACGCTCTCGGCCACGGTGCCCGCGAGGGGCTTACGCGCCACCACGCACGGCTCCCATGCGGGTTTCAGTGCGGTGCCCCATCCCTGCCACTCGCGCGCGGCGTCGGTCGCGCGGGCGGTGATGTCGCAACCTGTTGCCGCTCCGTATTCGCGCGCGCGCTTGCCCTGATCTCGGTTGCGGCGGTCAGACGCAACGGCAATGCGGGCTGTCTCATTCCGCCCCACGACCTCCCGCTCGGCCCCCGCCGCCTTGTCGAGCGCCTTACTCACGTCCAGCGACTTTGGGAACCCGGACCCGTACAGCCACGACAGGCAATCGCGCACCTCGAAACCGGCGTCCTCTATGCCGCAGGTGAGCCGGTGAAACGTGCGCGTCCCGCCGAAGGCCAGCAGGTGGCCGCCCGGCTTTAGGACGCGCAGGGCCTCCAGCGCCCACGTTTCACACCACGCGGTGAAGGCGACCATTTGCGGCGGCGGGCCATCGTCCACGGGAATTCGCCGCCACCCTTCGGAGCATCCGTGATCGTTGCGGAAAGCGTCGCGCTTTCCGCACCCTTCGCACACGCTCGTATAGGTCCGGTTCGCGCCAAAGGCAACACCCGTGCGGCCGTGTGGAGTCCTCTTGTCGCTGTTGTCAGTAGTACCAGGCCCGGAACGCTTGTCGGCAGTCCACCGCCCGCCACGATCTAAATCCACGGGGCTGAACGAGTCCCACTCTTTGCCCATGAACTCCAGGCCGTAGGGCGGGTCGCACACCACGGCGTCCACGCTCTCGGCGTCCATCTCCTGCATGACTTCGATGCAGTCCCCGACGTACAGGCGCACGTCCCCGTCGTCTAGGTACGGCCGCCTCATGCGCCCATCCCCCGCGTCGCCTTGCGCCATGCCACCTCGCGCTCCAGCCGGTCCACCTGTTCCTCCACCGCCAACCGTGCGGCCCGTGCGGCGTATGCGCGCGAGCGCGCCTCGTCACGCTGGCGCAGCAGTTCGCGCAGGTCGGATTCGGCGCGGCCGCTGTTCAGGTAGTTCCCCCGGCGCTCGGGCGTCCCGTCCAGCGCGGCCATGATGCGGTCGGCCACATCATCACTAGGCATTGTCCCGCCTCCAGCCGCATTCGGGGCACGGGACGCCGGACGCCTTCAGCGTGGCGCATGCCGGGCACCGTTCCATGTCGTCACCGGCCGCGACGTGCCCGCGAACCGTCGGCGCGGGCTGGCAGTCGCATGCCTCGCACGGCGTCGCCCATCCCACGCGCTGCCAACACGGGAACTCGCACGACGAATGGCAACGGCAGCCCGCCGGGCGGGTGAGGATGTGGCCGGTCACCTGAAGCACCGCCACGCGCCCCATGCCGTGATGCCGAAGCGGTCGCGGATGGCATCGGCCACTAGGATGGTTTCCCACTTGTCGCCCGACCACAGGCGGTAAGGCGAGCGGGCCGTGTACCACGTCCCCCGGTAAATGCCCAAACCGCCGCCCCAGGTTGGCCCAGGGTGCGCCCACCGCACACCGTCGCCGTACTTCGATGCGCCCGGCTGCTCGCACCTGCCCAGCCGCACGAACCCGCGCCAGTCCGGCACGCGCTTCGCCACGTCGCGGCGCGTGGGATTCGGCGGGAACTTCATCCTGTCGCGCGCGCGCTGGCGCTTGTACGCCTTCAGGCACGCGGCTCGGTCCACCTTGCCCGGCGCGGCCTTCGCGGGATGTTTCCCGCAGGGCTTTGCCGCAGCAGTCTCGGCGGCAACGGCGGGGGCGAACACAAGCGCCGCCCCCACCGTAAGCGCCACCGCCCGGCGGACCCGATGGCACCGCTGCCGGGGAACGGGTGAAGGGAGCGCGGGGGGGTACCTCAACCCGCCCGCCTTCCGCCTGCGCTCGGTTTCCTTACGCAACACGATCTAAGCCCTCCCGCCGGACACGGCCAGGCACACCATCAGTATGCCCGCCAGCAGTATGAACAGCCCCAGCGTTTCCATCATTCCCCCCTCGTATCGTCGGCCAGCATCACATAAGCCACAGCGTCCACCAGGTCGTCCCGGTCCACGCGGCGCGATGCCCGCACCAGTTTCAGCCCTGCCATCATCAGCGCCACCATGTCGGCGGGGATGGCCTCGCGGCCTAGCAGTTCGCCCCACACGGCACCGATGCGTGACAGGTTCGCCGCCGCATCGCCGTAGTCCTGCTGGCGGTCGCCATACGCAAGGCGCGCTGCATCAGCCCCCAGCCGTGCGGTCATGTTGCAGCCCTCCACACGGCCATGACGGTAGCGATGGACTCGCCCGTGTTGCGCGACACCGCCATGATGGCCTCGCCCTGTGATGCCCCGGCGTCCAGCGCCTGTCGCATCATCAGCACGACGCGCGTGCGGTCGCGCCGGACCACTTCGGCGTGCAGGTCGCGGATAGGCCGCAACTGCACGGCCTGCGGCGGTGCCGGGCGCTTTTCGTAGTTCGCCCGCCGCTCGCGCTCGCGCCTGCACCGTGGACTCGCGCAGGTCACCCGGCGCAGGTCCGTGGTCGGGATAGGCTGGCCGCACACCTGACACGGCCGCCTCATGTCGTCACCATGATGACCACGGCCGCGATGATGAACACCGCCGCGCCTGCGACCATGACGGCAGCACCGCCGCCTAGGCTATGCCTAGCCATCCTCGCGGTCCCTCGGCACGATGGTCAGCGTGGGCGTGGCCTGCGGTTCGTACACCACCTCCTGAAACGGGACACCGTGGGCCGCCAGCGCGGCGGCGTTCGCGCGCAGGTCGGACACCTTCGGCCGCGTCCAGGTCGTCACCTGCTCGGTGAGGCCCAGCCCGGCGATGGCCTCGCGGTACTTTTCCAGCCCGTCCTCGCGCACGCGCATGGATGGCCGCCGGGCTGGCGGTGCCATGACTACCCACCCCATAGGCCCGGCGTCCACCGCCTCACCCATTGTCATGCCCGCCATCAGCGCGGCGCGCAGTTCGTTCGCGCGCTCGGTCAGCCGTAACAGTTCCTGATCGGCGTCCAGCCGCGCCAGTTCCACCTGCGCGAACTCGCGGGCCTGCCGCTCGCGGTCGTCCGTGGTCATGCCTTCGCCTCCCCGTACTTCGCCGTGATGGCGGCGCGGGCCTTATCCAGCGTCGCCTGATCAATCAGCGCGGCGCGGTCAGCGATGCCGATGCCCCGCAGCGCCTCCGCGATGTCCGCGCCGGATGCCGACGGTGCCAGCAGCGTCAGCGCCTGGAACTCGGCCGTGCCGGGCGGCGAGTCGGCGCTGGCGTCTGCCTTCGCGGCGCGTCGGCGCTGCGGCTTCGTCGGCTTGTCGGCGCGGTCGGCCTTCGTCCATAACGAACCGCCGATGCCGAAACGGAGCCCAGCGTTGCGCAACGCATCCCCGATTAGGACCTTTACTGCGTCCCGATCTGTCGGCAGGCATGACCCGTATGCCGGACGCTCCACCCCGCACACCTGAACCCAAATCCACATCCCTACCGGGCGGCCCTGCTCGTCGCGGTCCAGCACCGGCGAGCCATTATCGTCAGTCGCCATCGGTGCCCACGTCCACTCCGGGTCGGCTTCGATCAGCGCGCGCGTGGTGTCGGCGTGGCCCAGGTATGACAGCGGCGGACTACCACCACGGCCCGGCAGCGTGCCGATCAGTTCGGCGGGCGGCTCCCACCATTCCTCCATCAGCGCCAGCAGCCGCGCAGCGGCGTCCGCGCGCTCGTCGGGCGCTACGCCTTCGGTGTTCGTGGTCATGCGGTCCTCCCGGTGGTGTCGGCGTTGGTCAGCCATGCGCGCAGCCGCGCCCATAGCGTCGGCGTGTCAGCATTCGCGGTCGGCGCGGTCGGCGCGGTCGGCGCGGACTGCTGGCGGCGGATACGCTCGGCGGCAGCCAGCGCGCCCCGGCGCGTGCGATAGGTCTTGTCAAATCCACCGCCCGCGACGCGGCCACCATAAAAGCGCACGCGGTAAGTGGAGCCACCGCCCACGCGCGGGATTTCCTCCACATTCGGCGCGATGTTCTTTCCATGAAGCCCGCGCGGCAACGGCCGCGCGCCGCTGTCATTCACGGGCCAGCCCGCGTCGAACAACAGCACCGAATCCGTGGTGACATACCCACCCTGCGGGCGGCCGTCGGTAAGGTATCCGGCGTCCCGTAGGCGTTGCACGCTCGTTTTACACACGCCCAGGAACTCGGCCGCCTCGTTGCTCGTCATCGTTTCGGTGTTCACTACTTCCTCCCCATGTTGTCCAGCGCGGCCAGTCCGGCGTGCGTGATGACGCACACCCGCTGCGCCTCGCCCGCACGGCTGGTGCGCGTTTCGTCGGTGGCGCGGATGAACCCACCGGCCAGCAGTTCCCCGCACCGTTTCCAGTAGCAGCAGCCGGGCCGCTCGGCCAGGCCGGTCACGATGCCCGCGCCTTCGTTCGTCAGCCCGTAGTCCCCGGCGTCGGCGTATGCCACCAGCAACCGGGCACGCTGGGAACCGGCACGGATGACCACGGCGGCCCCCGCCTTGCGCGCGGTCGTCGGGTCGGTGGTCCGCGTGTTCGGCGGCAGGTCGTCGAATGTAAGCGCGATCATGCTGGCCTCCCCTTCACGATCTGATGAACCCGCGCAGGCGACAGGCCGACGGATTCCGCGATGGCGAGGATAGGCATGCCGGTGTCGTGCGCGGCGATGATGCCGGTGGCGAGCATCCCGTATGCACCGTTGGCGCGTTCCTGCGCCTCGCGGTACGCCTGCGCGGATGCCTCCAGCCACTCGGCGCGGTCGTCGTTCACGGGCGCACCTCGGCCACGACCCGCTGCGCCATCGCATCCAGGTCGGTGACATGCACGCCCAGCGCCTCGGCGGCACGGGTCACGCATCGGTATGCGTCGTGGAACTCGTCCACACCGTTCAGCGCCTCGCGGTCGTTCAGCATGGACAGCGCCGCGCGCGCCATTACCAGTTCGACCACGGCGCGCGTGATGCCGCCGCGCAGGCGCGTGGTGTCGTCGGTGATCTGCACTAGACCCTCCCCCGCTT